AGTCTACCTGAGCGCTACCGCCATGCTTACCTCAATGCTTACCTGATATGCATTATAGTACTATGCAATATAATGCATACCTGATGATATCCACATGTTATCCACAAGTTATCCACAGCCTGTACGTACCTGCGCGGAGAATGTCGCGGATAGGTAGTAGGATTGGATACTTAGTTTCTGCATTGCACCGAAATATATCCAAAACCTACCAAAATCACGCAGGAGACGCTCAAACCATCTCAATATCCCACTCGGTACCATAGTCCTGAAAGGCATTATCTCGCTCCCATATCATAATAGCGCGATAATCCAGAGCCTCACTCAGAGACCAAAAGGTTTCTAAATGATTATCTCCATAATATACATTATAGAATTCGCCATCATATTCGATTTTATAATCCATATTATGCCTTTTGCAAATCATTAATGGTCCGCTGAAGCGTTTTGATAATATCAATTTGCTTATTAGCGGGTAAATCGGCCATTACTTGCGCCAATTGAGATTCCAGATAACCAGCAGAATATGAATATGATCCATATTTTGAATATGATGCTTCGGACATATTGCTGATAATACTCCGAATTTCCGCATACTGAAGTTTTACTGCTTTCATGGTGTCGCCTTTCGTTGAATCAATAATGAGATAATACAGGCATTGGTCGGTTTGTCAAGCGCTTTTGGCATTCTTGACCGGAGTGCTATGGCAAGCGTTTTGCGATTGGAAATTCCTATCGCGGCAGAGGTATCGATAGTCGTGGATCAGTCACGCAGCCCCAGCGTCCACCCCAGGCTGCTTTCGAATGAGTCCATTATACCAGAGCTGGAGCCCCGGTCAAGCATTCTTGACCGGTCCGCTGGATCATTCCTGAGCGCTTGCCAATCCTTCCATCCTCCGCCATAATCCATCCATCGGTTAAACAAAGGAATGCGGATGACACGGTATGAGCTCAAAATTCTGAAGCCGGATGGTGAGGTTGTCACAATGTACATTGCTGCTTCACATTACCAGCGCGCCGTATGGATTGCTGGTGCATACGGTACCGTCCTCCCCAAAAGCGGGAAGTATCGGATTGTGGAATAACCGACCAAGGTGATGGAATACTAAAGTTTATGGTTGCCATTTCCTGTGGATCCGCCATAATCCAACCATTGTAATTTGAAAGGAAGATATGAGCGCTATGTCCAACCTTGTTTTTGATATCCAAAAGGACATACTGGATGGTCCTTTGACCTTTGCGGAGATTGCCTCCAAGTATGAGGTCCCCGTGTCCTGGGTGGCTGAGGTCTATTGTGAAATGGTCGAGCAGGAGTGCTTGGCCTTCCCCGAGCCTACGCTTCAGGAATGCCTGGACTTTGATATGGGCAAGGAGCTGGCTAAGGAGGAATAACCCTCCAGTCCGGTCAACTATCCTTGGATGGTTGCCATTCTCCACGGTTCCGGTATAATACACACATAGACAACAAGGAGCTGACCATGAAAACTTACAAAGAAGCGATCTGGGAACTGGCTTTAGCCAAAGCTCACCAGTATCATAGCGGTGCTTTGTGGCCCAGTGCCGAAGGAGCGGAGACTGTGGCTTGGATCTTCGAAGTGTCTTTGGCGACAGTTCACAAGGACATCCGCAAAGTGTTCCCGGCGGCCTGCAATAATGAAATGGCAAAGCCGTTCGCTCCGCTGGAGAACTAAGGTTGTATATTGCCACTTCCTGTGGTTCTGTCATAATCCATTCCATGATGAAAACACAATCTATCCGAGAATTAAAAGCCCTCCAAGCCAAGGCTTTGGAAGCTTACCATACCGAACACCGGCGCTTGGAGGCGGAGATTCAAGCCATCCGCACGGTTCGTGGCACCAAGCTTAAGGAGAAGGTTTTCGAATCTTATCACGAACCTGGTCGGAGCCGGGAGCGTTTTCCTGGTGGTCAATCATACTAATCCGGTCAAGTATCCAATGGATGCTTGCCAATCCCTCCAATTCTGTCATAATTCAACCATCGTAATTTGAAAGGAAGACAATATGTCCAAGACTCTCTCCCCCTCCGTTGCAGCTCTCCGTAAGGCTCGCGCTGATGTTAAGGAAATTAAAGCTATGATCCAGCAGCTGGCTGCTCGGGTGAAAGCAGAGAAGCTGGAGGCTGCAGAAGCCAAGCAGGCAGCTGCCATCGCTAAGGCAGAGGCTCGCCTCCAGAAGCTGCTGTCCAAGCAGGTCGGCAAGGTTGGTGCCAAGGCTGCCAAAGCCAACCGCAAGGCTGGTGCTGTTACTATCACCAAGGGGGCTTAATGTCCTTTTTTGATCGCCATGAGCTGCTGATCCTGTCCGTGGTTGGTGCGCTTGCATTGTTCGTGGTTGGTATGGACGTTTTCTTTTGGAGAGCTGTATGATCATTCGGTTGCTGCTTGCTTTTGGTTTCATGGTTCTTGGTGCTGCGTTTCCTGTGCAAACCATGGCCACCGCTAACATCCTCTGGAATGGTGTTGTCAGCATTGCCAAGCAAATCGGTACAGTCCTAGCATAACCGAGCAGCCTATCATAGTCCATTGTCCTTGGCAAGAGGTTGACCAGGCGGATGGAGTACTAAAGTTTACAGTTGCCATTTCCTCTGGTCCTGTCATAATCCATCCATCGATTCAAGAAAAGGCAAGAAAATGAATAAGCTCTCCAAAACCTCCAAGCTGGACAACATCCTGTCCTGGTCGCTGCAAGCTATTGAGACTTGCCCCGGCAGCAAAGCCACCAACGGCGACCTGGTCGCTGCTTGCTCTGGTTGCTACGCTACCACCGGAATGTACAATTTCCCTGGCGTCAAAGCCGTCCGCTTCGACAATAAGCTGGCTTGGCAGGAAGCTGACTGGGTGGACACCATGGTGAAAGCGCTCTCCAAACAGCGCTTCTTCCGGTGGTTCGATTCTGGGGACATGTACAGCCTTGAGCTTGCGGAGAAAATGTACGCTGTCATGGTGGCTACTCCCCATGTAAAGCACTGGCTGCCCACTAGGATGCATAAGTTTACTAAATTCGCTGCCATCCTTGCTGCCATGCAAGCACTGCCTAATGTCATGGTCCGTCCATCCAGTGATGCTGTGGATGGTACGTATACGGATGGTGTCCATGGCAGCACCATCCTGCCGGATGCATCCAATGTGCCTGCTGGTGTCACGCTGTGCCGTGCATATGAGCATGGTGGCAAGTGTAATGGCTGCCGTGCCTGCTACTCCAAGGATGTGGCAGTGGTTGGATATCCGGCCCATGGACGGAAAATGGCAAAGGTTATTCGGATAGCAGTGGCTGCTTAATATTGGTTAGTGGTTGGTGGTTGCTTTGGGACGCTTCGGCGTCCTTTTTTTTGGCTTATATGGTGGCTGCTGGTTGCCATGGCAGCTGTTATGGGGTATGGATGGGGGGTATGGGTGAGCGCGTATATAATAAAAAGCCCCACCAGGTCAAACTCTTTTTTCCAATTTTTTATTTTCTGGGCCGGAATCTGAAGATTCGAATTTTTTTCCTGGACCGGAAACCTTAATATATTCGATTGTTATCTTACATCTATATTTCTTTGATAGTTCCAAAGCATATCTCTCAGCCTTCTCTTTTGTCAAATATTCTCTTTTAATATACGGATCAGAATGATAGGGATGCACAATAACTTTATAGGGCGCACTGTTCGGATGATAACCAGCCTTTGGTTTTTTCTTTCTGGTTAATAGTCTTTTTTCTACAAGTTCATTCATCTAATTTTTCCAGTGGTTTTTCTGGTCTATTCATACAGAATTCACAATTCGGATCATCACACTTATCATCAAGCCACTCATTGGTGTCTTCATCGTAATACGCATCATATTCTTCTGAGTAAACGTATTTCATAACTGTAATTGGTTCTGTTTAAGGGTTCTTAGAATCTTAACAGTGTGGTCTGGTGCAAGGTAACAACGGACTCTGTAAATTCTGGAATCTTCTATTGGATTTTTAACCATAGTGAATTCTGCAAGTTTATTCTCTATGATATGATTCACTAATCTTTCTAAGAGTTTTTCTTTGATTACTTTTTGAACTGCAATTGGATCTTGGTATTCGTATTCTTTAACGATTATACTACCGGTAACGAGTTTACCGCCAATTGCAAACTCTTGGTGTTCGAATTTCATATCATCAAATACTGGCATAATTATTTCTTTCTCTTCTTCGTGTTACCTTCTAAGAAATCTTCCACAGTGGAAAACACAACTGGTTTCTTAGACTTTCTGGATTTTTTTTCAGGAGCCGGTTCTGCGTCCAACTCTTCGTCATAATAGAATTTTCGATAATCTTCTTCGGTTATCTCAGCAACGTTCAAAGATTCGGTCCAGTGCCCACTTGAACTTTCTTTCATACCATTCAACTGTTTGCCCATGCAAGCCAGTGAGTACTTGAATCCCGTCTTCATTACAACGTCTATGCGGTAATACTTTAAGTTGGACTGGGGAACCATTAAATGTATCCTATACTCTTTAAGTAAAAATAAATTGCGATACCAACAATATAGGCAACAACTTGTAACCAGAGTTTTTTCGGATTACCAAATGTCGAGATGTTGCTGAGGGTATACAGCATACCGAGCATGAAGCTGAAAAGGTTCAGTGAAACAAAAGAAATTTCAAAGAAGATTTGCATTTTACTCAGGAAATGTCGGAAGCGCTTGAAACGTGGTAGTATTTGTAGAGCCTAACATAATATGCAAAACGGATTGGTTCCTGTTCTGGATGAGGAAGATTATCTCCAAAGATTTCCTTCATCTCATCGTAAATTCTTTCTAACTCTTCATTGCTCATTTTTAAGACGTTTCTCTAGATATTCTTCGGATTGAATCCATTTGCCCTTCCAGAAACCCCATTCGCGAAGCTGTGGTCCCATGAAGAACAGTGTCGTTGCTGGTTGATTGTTGTCCAGTTCTAACCAGTGATATTCTTTTGCGCCACGGATAATGACGGAGCCGGGACCACGCCACTTAGTGACTTCGGCAAAAATCTTGCCATCTTTGTCAAAGACTGGTGTGTGCTCATGGTAACCGCCTTTGAGAACGATTGTCATGTACGGCCACGGATGGTCGTGCATCACTGGTTCATCAGACTTTACAATTTTGTGTAAGGTGAAGTTAAACGGAAACCATTTACGATCTTTCAGAAACAGGTAATAACGGTGCATGTAATCGTCACCGGACAACCTGTCTTTGATGAGCCGATACCGACCCACCTTGTTCATAATCTTGTGAAACATTTTAAACCTCGATATTGGACCAGACCTTTAGTTTTTCACGTTTGGCTTTTCGAGCAGCATTAACGTTACTATCCGAGATTATACACTTCTCCACCATAATGTCAACCATGGCCAGGAGGTCACCCACTTCTTCCTCAAGGCATTGTTTATTACTTTTGTTTGTCTGTGGATTCTTTGAATCGAAACCAAAACGGAAGATTTTGGAAATTGCTTGGGTTACTTCTGCACACTCTTCCTGTGCAATACAGAAAACTTCTTTGATTTGCTTATCCATTGAGATGCTCATTCAAAAAAGTAGGAGAAGTCTGTGAACCAGCATTGATGAAGTCTTCAGCAATATTCTCGGCTTGTTGTTCGTTGTATGCATTAGTTTTTTGTACGATTCGATTATCGATATACATTGAAACTTCCCATAGAGATCGATTCTCATCGATATTGGTTGAAGTCTTTTTACTGACGACAGCCTTCTTGTTGCCATTATAATATTCAGAATTCATTTTATGCCCTTTTAAATAATAAGATTGATGAAACGGTTAAGAATCACACGATTACCAACTCGGTTACCCGTATACTTGTTGAAAGCAGATACAATACCACGTGTCGTTGCGTTTTCTTTGACGACAAGTTCGTTGTCTTCATCGGTGTCCATAGACTCCGAACGCAAGATATAGTAGTCATCAAAACCTGCACTTGTCACAACACAATACCTATCTTTCTTTGCCTTTTCTCTTTCAATAGACTTAGTTATAGGAATAAAGTGATCAACTTTCTGACGATAGTCTTTACCATGAGCAATATAGAAACCAATCACATTAGATTTGGTTCTTGCCTTCAACAATTTAATAAGAGCTGAAGTTTGACCATTGTGATAAGAATCCGCTTGATATTCTTCTTGATTTTTGGTTTTCGTATCACGAATTACAACCTTATTAACTTTTTTCGTTCTACTGCTCGAAAGAGAATAACGAACATCTCCAGTGTGATAAGGTTTATCGTTGAGTAGATACTGTGACAAAGAGTGTCCATCACCGTCAGTCAGAAAAACGGTGTTAACAATCTGCAACTTGTATTTTTTCTGGAAATAAGGAATGATTTCCATAGCAGCAATAATTGTTTCGTTCAACGGAGTACCCGACAAGGCCATCCAGTGAGGAGTACGGGGAATTGCACGATAAGATGATAATCCACCCATATACATTAGAGCAGCGCCAGCATAAGTAAAATCTTTGGCCGACATTCGACTAGACAACAAATTGATTAGACCAAAATCATTGATCACAAAATCATTTTTCTTTGATTTGAATGTTGATGAATTTTCTGTAATGGTGCTCTCAACAAAAGAATACACTTCAAAAGGAATATTCACCTTCTTACAAAACATTACAAGATTAAGTAGTTGTTTGATTGTATTTGCAAGGTGACGAGCCATCGAACCAGACCAGTCAACAAACATGATCAATCCATGTGATTTACCACCAGGCACCACAGTAATTTTCTTGAAGATATCTTCATTGAATTGATATGAGAACACCTGTTTCATATTCAAGTCACCGGTTTTCGCTGTCGTAGCACGTTTCAATTGATCTGCATTCTTACGCATTTCAAATTCTTTGACAAGATAGGAAACAACTTTGTTCGAATCTCTACGGAACGAATCGAATTCTTTTTTGGCGATATCATATCCTTCTTCTTCATATCGTTTGTACACATCTTTATAATCAAAGATGTTGTTCTCAACTTTGAAATCTGGAATATTCACATAACGAATTTCGGTGTCATCATTAGCGAACAACTGATATTCGTTTTTACGATAGGCGTCATCCGTTTTAGAACGAATTTTTTCTTCTTCATCTTTGTCGGATTTTTTATCATCTTTATTGCTTGAAGAAGAATTGGCCTCTTTCTCAGTTTCTTCAGAATTATCTTCACTCTGATCTTTTGGTTCACCATCTTCTTCATCACTAGGAGGATCACTTTCTTCTAGTTCATATTCTTCAATGTCATAATCTTCATCGGAGTCGTCTTCTCCGCGTTCTTCTTTTTGTTTTTTGCGTTCCTCTTCTTCAAACTTCATGTAGTCAATAATTTTTTTAGTGACTTCAACAACTTCATCGAAAGTTTCGGTTGATTCAACAAGACCCAGCAATTCGCGCTCGATTTCGTTGAATTTAATAGTAAGCAATGCGCCACCTTTGCAGTGCAGGTTTACACGATCAATGAAGTTATACTCATTAAGGTCTTTGCCGGTCGTTTCAAAGAAATTTCTTTCCAGAAGCTCTTGATAAGCTTTTACAAAAGAGTTCTTTAGACCAGGATATTTGTATTTGATTTTACGCTCGATGCGGGAATCTTCAACAATGTTCAAAACCGACATGTTGACTTTTTCTTCTTTGGATTTCTTCAGGCCTTCCAAAGGAGTATACAGAGCATGGCCAACTTCATGTCCCATGAAAAGATCATAAAGTTGAGAAGAGATATTTTTATCCAAAACAGGAACTGTAAGAATCCGGTTCTGCACATCAAAGAAAGCCGTTGATACATTACGCTGTTCAACGATCAGGTCTTCGGTGGCCATCAGTTTGGCCAAAATAGATTTTGAGTCAATCAGATTCATATCACTTTTTCTCGGTAATTACAAGTACATTGCCAGTTTCTGTCTGTTCTACTTTCAAATTTAGAACAGTTCCTTCTTTCCAACCTTTTTCTTGAATGAGTTCATCAGGAAATTGAAGGATTGCATCACCGGAACCATCTTCTGATTCGATCAGTTTTGTAGTCCAGTGTTTTTTTGAAAAATCTTTCGACATTCATTCATCTCCAATTACAAATTTAGTAAAATTACGCAAATTTTTGTCTCTACGTGAGTATTTTACATCATTTTTGTGCTTTTGAACATATTTAATTGGAGTCCGACACACAGGACGTTGTAATTTTACAACAAAAGTCTTTTTTGTCTTCATTTTAACGCCGCATTTTAGAAATTTCGACCGCTTGTTCATTGGAAAACACAGGAACAGCATTGGATTTGTGCATTGTAGCGATTCCGACAACTTTTGTGCCAGTATAAACCTTGGGATCAGCTTTTGTGCCGCCATTTTCACCGGTACTTAGTGAAGGAAGGCGTACAGTCTCTCGGCCGGCAGGAGCCGACAGTTTATAACCAGTCAACAAATTGCTGGTCTTTGCAAGTTTAAGAATTTTGGTTGGTTTGTGTGACTCCAACCATTTCTCATATTGCTCGCGTTCAGCTTTAGGCCGTTTTTTGACCTTCGATTTTTGTATTCGTGTATAAATCATCATAATAATCTCCAATGCTATAAGTATAACAGAATTGGATTTAATGTCAAGATGGTTGTTGCGTTCTAACAACAACATTGATTTATATTAGTCTTGTCGTCTATATCGTTTTCTGGAAGATTTTTGATATTCATTATCATAATAATCTTCATTATAAAATGCTTTTCTAGATGGTTTTGTTTTAGTTGTCTTCTTTTTTTCATAGAAGAACTCATATTCATCTTCGTTGTAGTCTCTATTCCTACGAAACCTTTCAACATTTTTCGGCACTTAGTTACTCCTTACTTAAAACTTCAAAATTAATGCCCCCAATTTTTGTTTCTGGTCTATCTGACATATCAAACTCAGAAACATAAGTGATGTTTGTGCGGGGGTAACATACCTTCACCACTTTTAATAAATTACATACATTATCGTTACAATCGTTGAAGATAAAAACTTCATCAACGTATTTTATACTTTCTAATATTGTTTTTCTAGTTTCCATACTTTGGTTTAGTATACCCGTCTTCATATGAAGTAACATATCGGAATGTATACCCACAATTAACCAATCACCCATCTGTTTACATTTCTGTAGGTGTATTATTTCTTTTAAAGATATTGGATCAAAATAACCAGACGTTACTATTATTTTTTCTTTGGTTATCATGGTAGTAGATCAGGAAAAGCCTCCTTGACAAACTTATAATCTAATCCTTTTACACCTAAATCTTTTTGAAAAATACCTAGCAGTACTTCAGCTTCTCTTGGTTCAATAGATTCTAACATTTGAATTAGTAGTTCGTTGCGTCTTTTCTCGGAGAGAGTTTCTGCTGTATGATTGCCTTCTAGAAAGATATAAATTCTTCGTAGTTGTGCATTTAAACTATCATGTGTTATGCCTGGCAATACATCAGTTGGTACTTTATAATTTTCTGGAATCTCTTTTATTTTCCATTTAAAATCTGGATGATAAGTCAATTTTAGAATGTCAACTAAAGTCTGTGACAAGTTATTACCAATTACTTGCATTCTTTCTTTTTTGCTTTTGGCATTTTCAAATTCATCAAAAATCTCATACATTGTTTTCATCAAAAATCCTCAATTACATCAATTAAATTTTTAAGTTTATTGGCTATTAGATAATCTAGTAGTTTATTTTTAGGTGCCGGTTTGATTTCATCATAAGTATTTATAATTTTGTCTTTAATATCACCGGGTATGTTTCTCAAATCAATCAAAGCCTGATTGCGAGAAAAACCAATTTTTTCATTTTCATTATCCCAGTCACCATAGTTTTTTTCCATCAGCTTTTCGAATTTGATCTTGGAAATTGTTGTTTGTCGTAAATCACGAACGAAACAATCTGATGGTGATAAAATATTAGGAATGCCATCACCTTTGTCACCACGAATAATTTTTTCCTTTAGTTCCATCAATGGATTCTCGGAAACAATAAATTTCTTTTGTGATGGATTATATTGCTTGACTGTGTATTTGTTTGATGGCATATTGTACTGTTGTAGTTGCAGAAAATCACCATCACTAGAAATGATCAATATATTTTCATGCATAATGTGTCGTGGTACAAGTGTGCCGATAATATCATCAGCTTCGGCACCTTCAACATCAACAACTTTGTAAGGAAAGTAATCCTTCAGTTCTTGTTTAAATTTCGTCAACATATCAAAGATGAGGTGCCAGTCTAGATCAGATTTTTCTCTAGTTTTCTTGCGGCCAGCTTTGTAAAAAGGAAACAACTCACGGCGCCAATATTTCCTGTTGTCGCAACAGAGAACAATTTCATCATAATCGTTTCGGAAGTTTTTAACATGAGTCCTAATGATGTTTAGGATCATATGGCGAATTAAGCTTTCTTCCAACTTAACTCCTTTTTGGCTGGCAATTTGTGCCATTAGACCGGCCAACAATACCTGATTTAGATCAACGAGAATCATAACAAACCTTAAAAAAATTACACTTCACCAATCTTATCACATTCTTTCAGTGAAGTCAACACCCTTTCAACAAATTCTTTGGAGGTTGTTGTTTTTCTGGAAACCATTCCATACCAATCTTGTTCTATTAAAGAGGAAACATACTCTCTAGGATCCGTCAGTATCGCATCAAAATGATCTAGGTCACCTACAGCATCATTTTCTGATTTGAATAATACTACGTGCCATTCTGGACCCATTGGGCTACCACCAACAGGTTCTCCAGCGGTTTTGTGTTGACTCACTATTATATTAAGAGAATTATTTTGTCCCTCTACTGGTATAAAACATAATGTATCATAATCTTTTACTGTTTCAAAAAACTTTAACATTGTAATCCTTTGATGTGTGATTTTCGCACTCTTACCATAATCCATGAATTGTAATACACATCACTCTCCAAAACACCATTGACAAATTGTTCTTTTGCTTCAAGATAACCACATTCACCTTTTGTTTTGCAAAGGTGTTTTATCTCTCTTTTAAAATTTTCTTTACCGTAAGTTGCAACGTCTTTTTTAAGTTCTTCATTGGAACCATAGTAACTTTGCCAATCACTAAAAACTTTAAATCGTTTCTTTTTACCTTTAACTTGTTTTGTTTTTGAGGAGTAAAAGAACTTTTTACCAATATACTGTTTACCAGTAACAGTGTTTGTGATTACATAAACAAAACCATAATAATCATTAATCAAATCTTCGGTGAAGTCTTGATTATTATATGACCAATTTAATCCCATTCTTGATTGTCCGGATCTTCATCTTCGTCATATTCAGAAAGTTCTTCTATGACTTCACCACAAAATGGACAAAATTCTGGATATTCTGATGATGTTAATTCTTCGACATATTCTATATCATAAGAAGATTCGCAATTGTGACATTCAGCTGTTATTGTTTTATTCATCTTTAACCCCTCTTTTTGGAAACAAAAAGTTTGTTTGTGTTTCCACATAGTATTTTGATATATTAACAAAATTATTTTTTAACATATAAGCGAACTCTGTTTGTGATTTTATAAAATCGTGACATGCTTTATTTAAAACTTCGTCTTTCACAATCTCATCGGTATAGTAACTTTTTGTATCTTGAATTGTATCAATAAACAGTTTAGCCGTATCCCATTTTATACCGAACATTTTGTTCCTTATTTTGTTTTTTACCTTGATCTCGAAACAACATCAGCGTCAGGTGCACCTATTTCCCATGTATAACCTGGTTCTGCTGGTTGCCAAATGTTACCCTCTTTTTTCCAAGCAAAACCAATACCCCAATCATTTGATGTTTTGATAACATTCTCTTCCACAATCCATTTATCTCTATTCAAAGCTTTAACAAATGGTTTGGGTCCTGGATGATATGCTGTATCGTGTAACCCAACAATTCCGTTTTTGCCCAATAGACTAGTGAATTCCCAATCATGTAAACATTGATTGATGCTATGCCAACCATCAATAAAAATGAAATCAAACTCTTTTCTTTCTGTTCCACACCGTTCAAATATTTCATTGATCCTTTTCATGTTCTCTTCATAATTTGAACTACTGTTTTGTATTGTGTAAATATTTTCTTCGGTATTATTCAAATATTTTTTATCATCAATATCAATGCCGATGTAAATTGTTTCTTTCTTTTTGTTTTGTAAAAAAACTTGAGTGAAAGAGTCTGGTCCATTTCTGCTAATGCCTATCTCTAGTATAGCTGAGCAGTAATCTCTAACTCTAAGGAATCTTTCTTTAATAACTTGTCGGTTCTCTTCAGTTACTTCTTTCCATCCATTAAATGGAATTCTTGGATCACCATCTTTATCGTCCCAAGCCGTTTGTGTTCTTATATCATAAGATAAATCTTGTTGCCATCTAATTTTTGAATTTAGTTTGCCCATACATCACCCCAATTTCCTTGTAAAGCACCTTTTGCATAATCTGTTGCACGGTTCTCAAAGAAGTTTGTATGTGTTGGTGCATTAATCATTTCTTCAACCCACGGTAAAGGATTCTTCTTTACTTTCA